AGGAAAAGAGAGTCCGAATTAATAAACGACTCCGAATGGGTTAAAAAAGAAAAAGAACGACATAGAGAAAAATATCATAGGTTAAATTATAAGGAAAAGCGTCCCACGACAGAGAAAAAAAGAGAATATATAAAAAACTATAGACAAAAATATCCTGAAAAATATTTAGCGGCTAAATATACTGAAATTTTCTTAACTAAAATAAAAGGTATTCATTTACATCATTGGTCTTATAATCGAGAAGATTGGTTAGATATAATAGAGTTAAATATTAAAGACCATAATTTATTACATAGATTAATGATTTATAATCCTGAACTTATGAAATATAACACAATTGATGGTGAACTATTGGATACAAAAGAAAAACATATCAGTTACTTAAATAAAATAATTAAAAATGGCAATTAAAAAACACGATTTTAAGTCTATTAAGGACAAATTCTCAACATCGGCAAAATACAAACCACAAAGGTTTTTTGACTTAGGTCCTGACTTTTTAGATGCTGTTGGTATTCCGGGACCAGCGATAGGACATTTAAATATGTTCTTGGGTCATTCCGATACAGGTAAAACCACAGCTTTAGTTAAATGTGCGGTTGATGCTCAGAAAAAACAAATATTACCTGTATTCATCATTACCGAACAGAAGTGGTCGTTTGAACACGCAAAACTTATGGGTTTTGATTGTGAAGAATTAGTTGATGAAGAAACAGGTGAATTAGAATGGGATGGGTTCTACATCTTTAATAATAACTTCAGTTATATTGAACAAATAACAGATTACATTAACAGTTTACTTGATGCTCAAGAAAAGGGTGAATTAGATTATAGTTTATTATTTTTATGGGATTCTGTTGGTTCAGTTCCTTGTAAAATGACTTTTGAGGGTAAGGGTGGTAAACAACATAACGCGGCGGCATTAGCTGATAAAATTGGTATGGGTATCAATCAAAGAATCTCGGGAAGTCGTAAATCTGATTCTAAATACGAGAATACTTTGGTGATTGTTAACCAACCATGGGTTGAACTTCCGGATAATCCATTCGGACAACCAAAAATTAAAGCTAAGGGTGGTGAAGCGATTTGGTTGAACTCTTCATTAGTATTTAGATTTGGAAATGAAAAAGGAGCGGGAACAACAAAGATTACAGCTACTAAAGATAAAAGAACTATCAAATTTGCTGTAAGAACTAAAGTGTCCGTTATGAAAAACCACATCAATGGATTAGGTTATGAGGATGGTAAAATTATTGTAACACCTCACGGATTTTTAGCGGGTAAAGAGACAGTAGAAGAAAAGGCTTCAATTGAGAAGTACAAAAAAGAATACTCTGAATATTGGAAAAACATTATCGGAACAGATGGTGATTACGATTTGAAAGAGGTAGAAGAAAAAGAGTAGTAACGAATACAAACAAAAACAGTGGTTAAAACCCTATTAGTGGATGGTAACAATTTAACAAAAATTGGATTCCACGGAGTAAAAGATTATTATCATAACGGAAAACATATAGGTGCCCTATGGCACTTCATTAATACCGTTAGGCGTTTCATAGACGAACAAAACTTTGATAAGGTTGTTGTGATGTGGGATGGTGATGATAATTCATCTGCTCGCAAACTTATTTATCCCCAATATAAAGAAAATCGTAGAGACAGAGAAAACGAGTATAAGTTAGATTCTTTCACTGAGCAGAAAGAAAGAATCAAACAATACTTGGAGGACTGTTATATAAGACAAATCAACATCGATAATAACGAAGCCGATGATTTGATTGCTTATTACTGCCAAATCTCGGAAAACGAACAAAAGACCATCTATTCGGGGGATAAAGACCTTACCCAACTTATTTCGGATAAGGTATCGGTGTTTTATCCGAGAACCAAACAAACTTATCATTTAGGAAGTAAAATCAAATGTGATTTTTACGAATTTCCCCATGAAAACATTAAAACTTATAAAATATTGTCGGGGGATAAATCGGACAACATTGATGGTATTTCAGGGTTGGGAGAAAAAACACTTATAAAGTTTTTTCCCGAGCTACTTGAAAAACCGGTTTCAGTTACCGATATTTTAGAAAGGGCTGATAACCTATTAAAGGAGAACAAAGGAAATAAGACATTACAAAATCTTTTGTCCGGTAAAACAAAGAGTGGAATTTATGGTGATGAATTTTTTGTTATTAACGAAAAAATCATAAATTTATCTTCTCCATTGATAACTGATGATGCTAAAGAGCTTGTTGAGTTATATTATAAAGAAACTTTAGACCCTGATGGTAGGGGTTATAAGGGATTAATTAAAATGATGATGGAAGACGGGTTTTTTAAGTATCTACCAAAAGGTGATGATGCGTGGGTGAATTTTGTTAAACCCTTTATGAAATTAACAAGAAAAGAAAAACGAAATTATAAAAACAATTAATTAAAATTATGAAAGACCAAGAATCGGTAAAATTAGAATTCTTAATGATGGTAAATGATAACATCATAGTACAGAGATTTTTTAACGTTAGAGAATTTAACGAAAAGGCAAAATATTCGTTAGAATTATACGAATTAATTCGTGAGTTTAAGGATGATATCCAAACTCAATTATCATTGAAAACGGTGACATACATGACGGACAATATGTACGAAATTATTAACAACCCGGCTATTTTAGAAACATCGTATATTGATGGTCCGGAGTACTTTAATATTTTTATTAAACAAAATGATGTGACAATTTGTCATAGACAGGTGGATGCTAAAATATACCCTCCGAAGGTAAGATACACTGTGGATGTACGCCCACACCTAAAAAACTTATTGATGAACCTGACTGACATTTTTTCTGATGAAAATTTAACATACGACTACATGGAAGTTAGTCTAAGTGTATAGTATTTATCTAATACACTAAAAGAAAATATATGGCTTCAAACAAAAATTTTGATTATTTAGGTAGCACATTTCAGCTACAATTATTAAACCAAATCGTCATCGATAAAGACTTCTCTAGGTCAATTATTGATGTGATTGAAACAAGTTATTTTGAGAATAAATATTTCAAAATTATCATTCAGATGATTAAGGAATATTACTCAAAATACGAACATACACCAACATTTGATACGTTGGAACAAATTACCAAATCCGAGCTACAACAGGCTACAGCGTCAAAAATAGTTATTGACACACTTAATAAAGTGAAAGAAGCCCCAACTGAAGGGGAAGAGTTTGTACAAGAAAAATCTATGAAATTCTGTAAACAACAAGAATTGCAGAAAGTAATGGTTAAGGCACAAAAAATCATCGATGGTGGTGAATTTGAGAATTACGACACTTTGGAACAATTGGTTAGTAAAGCCCTTCAAGTGGGTGAGTTAGACAAGGGTACTGAAGATGTTTTTCACAACTTGGACGATGTTTTAAATGAAGATTATCGTCATCCGATACCAATGGGTATTCCGGGCATAGATAGACTCTTAAAAGGGGGTTTAGCTAAAGGAGAAATTGGTGTTATTTTGGCACCAACAGGTGTTGGAAAATCAACATTATTAACTAAAGTTGCTAATCACGCATTTAACTTGGGGTATAATGTCTTACAAATATTTTTCGAAGATAATCCAAAAATTATTCAAAGAAAACATATTACATTATGGACAAAAATTCACCCGGATGAATTGTCATCTAGAAAAGATGAGGTTATTCTCAAAGTGAATGAAGTTAAAGATTCGATGAGTAATAAACTTATCTTGAAAAAACTTCCATCTGACACTATGACAATGATGCAAATTAAAAACCAAATTAGAAAAATGATTTCCGAGGGGATTAAAATTGATATGGTTTTATTAGATTATATTGATTGTGTTGTACCGGATAGAAATTTAGGTGATGAATGGAAATCTGAAGGTTCTGTAATGAGAGCGTTTGAATCTATGTGTCACGAATTGGATATGGTTGGGTGGACGGCAACTCAAGGTAATAGAAGTTCTATATCTTCAGATGTTGTAACTACTGACCAAATGGGTGGTTCTATCAAGAAAGCTCAGGTTGGACACGTAATTATTTCGGTGGCAAAATCACTACAACAGAAAGAAATGAAACTAGCAACAATTGCAATTACTAAATCACGTATTGGTGATGACGGGGTTGTATTTGAGAATTGTAAGTTTGATAATGGTATGTTAGAGATTGATACGGAAAGTTCTGTAACCTTTTTAGGGTTGGAAGAACAAACTGAAGAAAGAAATAGACAAAGAATCAAAGATTTGTTGGATAAAAGAAAACAAAAAGAACAACAAGGTCAAAATAATTAAACACTGATAGATTTGTTTTTATTAAAAAGTTGTATATTTATAATAAAAACAAATTTATGGAAATAGTTATTTATGGGATTTACGACCCTAACAAACCTGAAGTTATTAGATATGTTGGTAAAACTAAAAAAAAAATAAACCAAAGGTTAAATGAACATATCTATTTAAGTAAAAATGGTGTTAAAAGACCTATAAACTTATGGATAAAAAAATTATTAGATAACAATATTTCTCCGGAAATTATTGAAATTGAGAAAACTAATATAAATGAATGGTGTGACAGAGAAATTTATTGGGTGTCATTTTATCGTAAAAAATATAATTTACTTAACTTATCTGACGGGGGAGGTTCTAATTTAAATTATTCTCCTTCAGAAGAAACTAGAAAAAAAATATCAGAAGGTAATAAAGGTAAAGTTGGTTATTGGAAAGATAAAAAAATGACAGAAGAACATAAAGAAAAAATAGGTGTTGGAGGTTTAGGGAAAAAAAGAAGTGAAATAACTAAAAAAAATATTAGTAATTCTTTATTAGGTAGAAAATTATCTGAAAAACATGTAGAATCATTAGTTAAAAGTCATTCACATTTAAAAAAACCTGTTATTAAAATTTGTTCTAAAACAAATAAAGTTATTGATGAATATGAATCAATAACTGAAGCAGTAAAATTAAATGGTCTTGAAAAAGTTATAAGTAATTTGATTGGTGTTTGTAAGGGTAGAGGAAAAACCTGTGGTGGATTCAAATGGGAGTATAAAAAATAAAAATAAAATAAAAAAAATGGAAAAAATATTAAAAGAGGATAAAAATAGATTTGTTTTATTTCCAATAGAGCATGATGATATTTGGGAGTACTATAAACAACACCAAGCGGCGTTTTGGACGGCAGAAGAAGTAGATTTATCAAATGATATTAGAGATTGGGAAAATTTATCTGATAATGAAAGATATTTCATTAAAAATGTATTGGCGTTTTTCGCAGCATCAGATGGGATTGTTAATGAGAATTTAGCGGAAAACTTTTTAAAAGAAGTTCAGTATGCTGAAGCAAAGTTTTTCTACGGATTCCAAATAATGATGGAGAATATTCATTCATTGATGTATTCATTATTGATTGATACTTATGTTTCTGACCCGACTGAAAAAGATGAATGTTTTCACGCTATTGATAGATTACCAGCAGTTCAGAAAAAGGCTAATTGGGCATTAAAATGGATAGAAAGTAGTTCTTTCCAAGAAAGATTGATTGCTTTTGCGGCTGTTGAGGGGATATTTTTCTCGGGGTCGTTCTGTTCCATATTTTGGTTAAAATCAAGAGGGATTATGCAAGGATTATGTAATGCTAACACACTTATTTTTAAAGATGAAAACTTACATTGTGATTTCGCTATTCATTTGATTAACAATCATGTGGAAAACAAACCAAGTGAGAAAAGAATTAAAGAGATATTATTATCGGCTTTAGAAATTGAAAAAGAGTTTATTACTGAATCATTACCTGTATCTTTAATTGGTATGAATTCAAATCTAATGAAACAATACCTTGAATTTGTTACCGATGGTTTATTGGTGAAGTTTGGTTGTAAAAAACATTTTAATGTTGAACAACCATTTAAATTTATGGAACAAATTGCTATTGAGACTAAAGGAAACTTTTTTGAAAGTAGAACAATGGAATATCAAAAGGCTAAGTTAGGCGAATCATTAACATTTACCGAAGATTTCTAATTAAATAAAATATGATGTCATTAAAAATTAAAAAAAGAGGGGGAGAAGAGGTTTCCTTTAATCCCCAAAAAATATACAATAGAGTTAAACGAGCGGCTAAAGGGTTAAATGTTAATTCTGATGAGATATTCATTAAAGTAATAACCTCTGTACCAACAGAGGGTTTTATTACTACTAAAGAACTTGATAAACTGGTTTATGAGATTGCAGCGGCTTACACCGGTAGTCATCATGATTACTCTCGTTTAGCGTCTTCTGTGGCTATTTCTTCTTACCATAAAGAAACTGAAGAAAGTTTTAGTACTACAATGGGTTTATTACACGTTGATGGTGTGGTAAATGATAAATTGATGGAAACTATTTTAAATTATGGTCCTTCTAATATTGATTCAGCAATTAATCACGAGAATGATTATAATTTTGACTATTTTGCTTGGAGGTCATTACAAGAAATGTATTTGTTAAAAACACCCCAAGGTAAGGTGATTGAAAGACCACAACATATGTATATGAGGGTGGCTTTATGGGTAACAAAATCATTTGAAGAGGCTATATCGTATTACCAATCATTATCCAATCAAATTATCTCTCCGGCAACACCAATTATGATTAATGCGGGTACAAAAACACCTCAATTGGCGTCTTGTGTATTACATTATAACAATGGGGATTCAAGACAAGGATTGTTAGAGACATTAAATGACATTTCAACATATTCTTCAGATGCTGCGGGAATTGGGTTGTGTATGTCTAATATTCGTAGTAAAGAGAGTCGTATTAATTCATCCGGTGGATTTGCTGGTGGATTGTTAAAATACCTTAAAATTGTTAATGAATCTCTTCGTTTCTTTAACCAACAAGGTAGAAGACCAGGAAGTGCGGCAATCTATATAGAACCTTGGCATAAAGACATTATTGATTTACTTGAAATTAAGAAAAACACTGGGTCGGAAGAATTAAGAGCTAAAGATTTATTCACATCAATATGGTTACCGGATAATTTTATGAATGCTGTTAAGAATAATTCTGATTGGTATTTGTTTTGTCCTAATGACATTGTTAAAGCGGGTATTAAACCATTACAAGAATGTTATGGTGATGAATATGAAGATAACTATGGTAGAGCGGTTGAGTTAGGTCTTGGTAAAAAAGTGAAAGCTCAAAATATTTGGAATAAGATTATTGAATCTCAAGTTGAAACGGGTGTTCCTTATTTATGTTCTAAAGATAGTGCTAATAGAAAAACTAACCATCAAAACATCGGGGTGATTAAACAATCTAACTTATGTAATGAAATTTACCAATATACTGATGAGAGTACGACAGCGATTTGTACCTTATCATCAATGGTATTAAAGAATTTTATTGTTAATGGTAAGTTTGATTTTAATTGGCTGTATAGTGAAGTTAAAAAAGTAGTGAGAGCCCTTAATAAGGTTATTGATATTAATAGTTATTCTACTGAACAAGGTAGAAAAGGTGGGTTAGAACAAAGAGCAATCGCAATTGGAACTCAAGGACTTGCAGATGTATTCTTCTTAATGGACTATATTTTCACATCAGAAGAGTCAAAAAAGTTAAACAAACAAATTTTTGAAACTATCTACTTTGCGGCGATTACATCTAGTATGGAATTATGTAAATCAGGGGAATATAAACCTTACCAATTTTTTGAAGGTTCACCAATGTCCAAAAGTGTCTTCCAATTTGATATGTGGGGGTTGGATTATGAAGGTTTAAGTAGTATGTGGGATTGGGATTCACTTAAATTAGAAGTGTCTAAATATGGTGTTTGTAATTCGTTATTTACGGCTCAGATGCCTGTGGCGTCTTCGGCTAAAATTACCGGTTCATTTGAAATGACTGAACCAGCTCATTCGGCGTTGTTTAATCGTAGAGTTGTTGGTGGTGAGATTTTAATTGTTAACAAATATTTAATTAACGATTTTGAGAAATTAGGTATTTGGGGGGAAGACTTGAAGAATGAGATAATTATGAATGAAGGGTCAATCCAAAATATTAATTTTAATAACTATCTTGACCCTGAAGATAAAAATTACAAAAAGAAAGTTAAGAGAGTTGAACATTTAATTCCTAAATACAAAACAATTTGGGAGATATCTCAAAGAGAATTAATTGATATGGCGGCCGATAGAGCACCTTTCATTGACCAATCACAATCAATGAATATCTATATGTCAGAACCGACATTATCAAAAATTTCTTCATCTCACTTCCATTCTTGGGGTAAAGGATTAAAAACTTTATGTTATTATGTTAGAACAAAAGCGATATCAACTGGAGCAAAACATTTGGCGATGGATATTTCAAAAATCCAACAACCAAAGATAGTTGAAAAACCAACTGTTGATATAAGTAATAAACCGGAGGATTCGGAATTTGAATGTTTTGGGTGTGGTTCTTAATTAAAATAAAATATGATATAAATCACGACATATGTCGTGATTTTTTATTTTGGGGTATTTATTAGAAATAATTGTGGCATTATATTTATAGTTATGAGTGATGGTAAAACATATGGGATTAATTTTCCTTTTAGAGATTCGTATGATGGTAAGTATTTAGACCTTTCTGATTATAATGACCAAGAGATTAGAAGTAGTTTAGTTCATTTATTATTGACAAGAAAGGGTACTAGATATTATTTACCTGATTTTGGTACTAGATTATATGAGTTTATTTTTGAGCCTTTAGATGGTCCAACATTTTCGGATATAGACGCTGAAATTAGGTCTTCAGTGGAAGACTACATTCCTAATATTACAATAATAAATATTAGTATTACCGCCGCATCAGATGGTGAGGAGGATAAAGGTACTTATGTTGATGGTAATGATGATAGAGTATATAGAGTTCCTGGTATTGGAACTAAAGAACATACCGCTAAAGTTAGAATAGATTATAAAGTTAATAATGATGTGTTTAATCAAAAAGATTTTGTAATTATTAATATTTAATATTATATGGCAAATAAGAAAATTTCATACACAACAAGAGACTTCCAATCAATCAGAACGGAATTAATAAATTTTACAAAAACTTATTATCCTGATACCATTGAGAACTTTAACGATGCTTCAGTATTTTCGGTATTAATTGATTTAAATGCTGCGGTAACGGAT